CGCTCATATTGATCTTTGGCGGAACCTACCTGTTTCTCTACTACTTGGATATCATTATCAGCGAACAATACCGACTCATTCCGTGCGTTCTCCCTAAAACGGATTGTTTTCTCGGCGAAAGAGAAATCATCCGTCTTTTCCCTTACGCTTTCTCCAACGCCTCTACCCTTGTTTTCAGATCCTGCACGTCCGATGACAGTCCGATCACCGCCGATTCCATCCCGGACACTTCCGTTCCTATCGCCCGTATCTCCTCCGTCAAGTTGGTCTCCATCGTTGTCAACTTGGCCGTCAGTCTTTTTTCCATTTCGGTCAGTTGCGTTTTCAGTTCCGTCAATAGCGTTTTCAACTCCCCTTGGTTTGTCGATATGGTCTCGTTCACTTTCGTTTCCGTTCTCATCAACGCCATCGATTGTCTCGAGTTCCCTTCCAGTACCTTTTGTTTCAGAAGGTTGTTTTCCTTTTTCAGGTTCAATATCTCTTGCGATTGATCCATTTTCGTTCAAATTTATATTGTTAAGACTTAATCTATTTCTCATCACGATATCCTCGGCCACATCCATCAAGTTTCCTTGCTCCAAGTTCTTATAGCTTCTCCAGAGGATATAACGAAGGTCATTATCCGATAACTTGAAATCAAGGCTAATACCGGCCTTTCTCAACATATCAAGAAAAGAGTCCTTGATCTTTTCCCATAACGAACGCTCGGCCTTGTTATCGAAACCACGTTCCGCTAATTCAGCGATGTATTCCTCTGTAGCCTCACGCAAGTTAAGAGGATTGCCTTTAGTCCGGTCAATGATATTTTTCCGGATATCCTCGTTGGCGTTCCGATACACGTTATCAAGGAAAGTATCGAAATCATCCCCGAATAGCTCACGTAACCCATGATGCCCTACCACCTCATGGAGGAAAGTCCTTTGAGCGTCACCTACGGACGTGGAATTAGGTGATACTATGACTATCTCCCCGGTAGAAGTATCATACCAGCCTTTGGAATCTCTCTTACGGGCCAACATATTCTCATCCGTATCGGTTATATCGTCCACGTCATGGATTACCCTGACAGGGGTATTAAGCTTGTTTGACCAATCGTTGATTGAGGATTCAATAGTTTCAGCATTATTTAAATTAGCAGCGCCTTTATCACCTATAGAACGAAAACGAACGCCATCAATTTCTGAGGCCTGCTTAACAGCCTCATTTCTCGATATCTCATCATCGGCTTTATAAGTGAATATTTTCAAACCCGCATCGTATATCGCCTTACGGATGTCACCATCTACGTTATCCGGGACTACAGCGGCAGCAAATTCCTCCAAATATACAGGACGTTCAAACTTAGTCTCGAAGTACATTGCCGGATATTCATTCCTTATGGCATCCACCATCTCATTCAGCGTCTTCACATCCTCATCAGAAAAATCTATCCCATATTCTTCCTTTATATATTTTTGAGGGTCTTTGCTTCGTGCCGCTTCCGCCAACCTGTATAGACCGTAGTCGTCATATCCTTTGGCATCCGGTTGCAATTTTTCTCCTAACTCATGAAATACCTTAGACCATTTATCCCTGAAAGCGTCAACGTCAGCATGATCCGTAGTCAGCTTCCCTTTATCCTTGCGTATATCTTTCAGTGAGCCTTTAGCATCCAGCAAACTCGCAGCGAAATTTTGGAACGACGCACCTATTCCGACAGACGCGCTTCTTCCTTGCTTCTTCATAAACTTGGATACGTTCTCCAAGGTGTTAGGAATGTACTTTCTTATACCGGAAGGAGTAAATCCGTTAAAAATAATTTCTTTTATCCCGTACCTTTCATTCAATTTATCGAGCCACTTGTTAAAATCGCCTCGCATTCCATTTTCTTCTATGAAATTCCATGAATCGCGCATTGTTCCGTGAGCATCAACCTTGTCGGAATTGCTTATGTCATCACGTACTGATTTCATGAAGCTTTCTACCGCAGAGTAATCAAATCCATACTTATCGATTCGTTCAAGATCCGTCTTACGTTTCTCGTAGAGGATTGATCTTGGATTCATTTTACCTATAGCTTCTTCAAGCTTGGCTCTACGAAGTTTTATCGCCTCATTGTAACCTTCCGTACTAAATCCTTTATATTCCATATAGGCATCTTTCAGACGGGACAATTGCTTGTCAGACAAACCACTCATGGAGAACGATCCATTTGTGGCATCTTCAACTTCGGTTCTTGTTTTCTCCGGATATGAAGGCTTTGTACGGGCTATTTCCGGAGCTTTACCTTGCTCATATAAATACATATAAGCAAGACTATCCTCGCCTCTTCCATCCATATAGCTGTCCATCCCACTTTTGGTTGTCGACCGCATTTCCTCTGGAAGTTTTTGCAAGTCTTTTGAAAATACGTCACTGCCTTTCCCTGAAAACTGCCTCTCTATAGTTGGATAAATGGGTGTCCATGCGTCTTGACTCCAAGTTCCAGCATTTTTTCCAGTACGTTTCTCAATCATGGAAGAGGGAAGTACAAGCGATATGGAACCATAGCCAGTATGCGATTGTCTGGATATGTCTATAACGGCCGCACTCGGATTGGCGAAGCCTCCTTGTCTCAATGCTTTTAGAAGTTTTTCCTCACTGATATTATGTAACCCAACCAAGGACTTTTCGCCATTCTTATCTTTTACTTCTCGGAAACGAATACCACTATCCGGCCTTATCTCCTCAAAAGTGGGCTTTACCCTTATAACATGTTCACCCTCCCCTCGCTTATTAACTAGTTTACCGTTCTCGTCTTTCACCAAGGTCAATGGATCGGTATAGTTAAACCGCCTTACGATCTCATAAACACCATCATCACCAATATTAGAAATCTCATAGATAGAGTTGTTTACCCTTGCCTCTTTCAATCCACTCTCCAGAAACGCTTTTATATGCTTCCGCTCTGCGGAGGTAATATAATCGTCTTTATCAACCAAGGACAACTTCTTCACTTTTCGAGGAAGAATTTCCTCCTCACGTTTTATGCCCTTATATTCGGAGAATGGTTTTGTTTTACGTTTAGAGGAATCGATCCATTTCTTGAACTCATCCAACGCTACCCCGGTAATGTTACCTAACCCTTGCCAACCGTCCTCATAGTTTGAGAAGTAAGCTGACCTAGCGTCTTCCAATGAAGGGAATCCCATCATAACCTTATGCTCATCGAATGAGCCATCAGTATTCACCTGATCCACGACATACACCATGTCACTATTCATATCCGGACCTAGGAATACGTCTATATGATCACCATCCACACTTTCAGTACCTCGAATGTAACCGTAAGTGTTGTTCATGGTAACAGACCACTCTTTTCCATTAGCGTCCTTACCGGAACGGACGGAACCGGCGGGCTGTTCTATGGAAACATCGAAACCGTTTATCTTTATATGGCCTTTCTTGTAATTGCCGGCCTCTTTCTGCGCCTCTGTTGGATTGGTATCAACCTTTAGCTCCTCTTCGTGCAATCTCTTAGCCTCAACTATGCGCTCGGCATAGTCCAATGGGGTCTCATTCTCCTTTGGAGAAGGAGCGACAAAAGGAACTAGTCCCCTTGATGAGCCTTCTTGTGTAGCTCCATCCGTGCGATCAATGTCGGGGCCAGCCGATTCTCTTCCCTCAACCTCTCCAGTTCCCCCGGTCTGATCAAGTTGTTCTCTTGGCAGTACCTCGCCGCCTCCCTCGCGTAAGCCATCGCCTCCGCTTTCGTCATTTCCTTCAATGTTTTCATTTTCTATCGGTTTATTTTGCGCTAAGATAGCGTCTATTTCATTTTGTTCGTCAATTATGGCCTGTATTTCATCCGCGATTTGCGAATCAAGCTCGCCTCGCTCCTCATCAGTCAATTGTTTCTCCGAGAAATCACGTACCATGCTTTCCTCATACGCCTCATATTCTTGCCGGGCTTTTATCAATGCGGCCTCGGCCTTATCCTCTTTTCCGATAGGGGCATCATCGTATGCCTCTTGCGCCTTTTCCAAGGCATCAGACGCTTTTTTAAGGCTTTCATCGAAAGACTTTCTCGTCACCTCGATCTTCCTTGGCATCTTATCGCCATATTTATTATAGAGGAAATCCAAGGTCATATCCGTACCTGACGATACGAAATCAGGCGTACCATCTTCTCGCATGACCATGGAAGGAGCCTCTACATTACTAGGTTGTGCTATCTGATCAATGGCACCTTCCGTCTCGATCTCGCTCGTTGGCAGGGTAATTGTATCGGACACAGGGGATACAGAAGTTATATCGGAATCAACACTGGCAACATTATCAATATCTTGCGATACCTCATTAGCTTGTTGAGCATCGTACATGGCGTCTTGAAGAGCAAGAATATCCCTCTCCGTAATAGGCATAGCCGGAGCTGATCCCGCCTTCGGCGCTACCTGTCCCGTCTCCTTGTCCAAAGCGGCCGGTTGAGCGATCCAATCGCCGTTCTCATCTTGTCCTTGAAGGATAAACGCATTATCCCCGTTCCATATGACCAATCCCGGCTTGGGTAATTGCGTCTTGGGATTATGATTCATGGCCATATCAAGTTCGGACTGGCGAGTAACCAATAATTGTTGACGATAAGAGTTCCTTATTTGTTCCACGTCATTTTCCTCTATATCGCTCAAACTACTCATAGGAACCATACGATTATTTCCGTTATCCGAGATAATGACGTTATCCCCATTTATGCTCCTTATATAAACTTTCTTGTTCTCAAGTCCTTCCTTGAACGTAGCGGTAGATATGACTTGTCTCCCATTAGGACTTATCGATACAT